ATATGAAACTGATATTGCATCATATTGTGTTCAGAGAGATAAAAAATATGATGGTGTGATTTGTGGGCACATACACTCGGGAAATATTCGTAACTTTGGTAAATTAACTTATATGTGTTGTGGCGATTTTTGTGATTCTTGCACAGCAATTGTAGAAAAAAATGGGATGTATGCTTTAGAAACTTACAAGTAATACGTTCTATTTTTAATATTTCTCACTCAAGAAACTAAATATCTATAAGTCGCAAGCACTTATGGCACCTCTCCAATCGCCCGAAGAATACTTGTTTAATCTACAAGCAACAAGTCAAGCAGAAGCAAAACGATTATGGAGAAAAGAAATAAAAGAAAGTTGGAATCACAAATGTGCTTATTGTGGTTCGGAGGAAAATTTAACTTTAGATCATGTGATACCACAATCAAAGGGTGGATTGGATATTGCGAGAAATATAGTATGCTGTTGTAAATTTTGCAATCAATCTAAAGGACATGAAGAATGGAAGTTGTGGTATGTTCAACAAGTTTTTTATTGTGAAGGTAAATTTAATTCAATAGAAGAATGGATGAAACCACCAAAACCAACCAATCTTTATAAATATCGTCCAAGAAAAAATATTATATATTGAGACATTTATATATGGAGATGCAATAAATACTCAACGGTATTGGAGATACATTGATGGTACAAGAAGTGCTGGGTGTGCATCACATCGCTGAGTTGTGTGAGTGTAATGCAGACCTTTTAAACAACTCAGAATTTATTAGCACTTCCCTTAGGCAAGCAGTAGAACATGCCAACGCAACGTTGATTGAAGAAGTCAAATACGAATTCACGCCACAGGGAATCACTGCTGTTTGTCTACTATCAGAGAGTCATATCAGCATTCATACGTGGCCTGAGAAAGGTTATGCTGCTGTTGATATTTTTACATGTGGCGACCACACCAACCCAGATATAGCTTGCAGATTCATGGCAGATGTGTTAGAATCAAAGCATCCAATATTTACTGTCATTTATAGAGGAGTTTAATGGAAATTACTGCATATACATTAGTTGGATGCTCAAATTGCAAAACTCTCAGAGAATTATTTAAGAGAGCAGAAACTGATTACACTGAGATTATGGTTAAAAGAGATATGACTATTGAAGATTTCCATGCATCGTATCCACATGTCACTTCTTTTCCATTCGTGGTAATTGATGGTAATGAAGTGGGGGATCTTGTCGCTGCTGTCAAACTCTTTGTTGCCAAAGGACTGGTATCAAGTTCAAAAAAATCTGGATAATGTAAAGAACAATGAGTAAAACCATATACGACATTGTAAACAACGCAATTGATATTGCTTTTACTCAAGAAAAATATCAACTCAATTTTTTCTCTTACTTAAAATCAGAGAATGCCAACCGAAAAGATATTCTAACATTCCTTGAATCAAATCTTGGTAAAGCTCTTGTTGATCAAGTACAGGAACTTGATATGTATTTGGATGGAGGAAATGGAGAACAGATTTTAAAAGAAGCATATAGCTGGATGGGTAAACCCAGAGTTAGAAAGATAAGAAACTATTTGAATCAGATTATTGAAGATGCTAAAGATTATGAGCAATCAAAGAAACCAGGCAGGAAAAGAAAGTCGAGAACTGCAAATAAATAAGGGTATAGAATTCATGTTGCGTAGGGGGGTTGATAAAGTCAAACCTAAACATGGATTAACACTGAGTAAAACATTCAACCTCCTACGCAAGACATTCCATTTTAATTTGGAGTTCACTTGGGAGGTTGACAAACCAACAAGGGAGTAGTAAAATGGACTCAGCAACACCATACATCCTGTTCTTTTCTGGAATAGGAATCGTAGGATCTTTTATGATTGGTTTAATGATTGGATGGTTCGGCAACGATATCGTCTATGCATTCCTCAATAAAAACAGGATTGCTCCAATGCATCCTGAAATGTTTGATGAGAATGGACAACTGATTCCAGACGAGATTGTAGCGGTTCGCTTTGAAAATTCAGAAGATTTTGAGGATTACGACGACGAGGACTAAATGATTCTTATTGATATGAATCAGATTATGATTAGTAATCTGATGATGCAATTGAAAGGTGACACTTTGAATGAGAACCTTGTACGACACATGGTTATCACTGCGCTACGTGCTTTTGAAAAGCAGTACTCTCCCAAGTATGGCGAGATTGTTCTTGCTTATGACAGCAAGCATTACTGGCGCAAAGAAGTTTTCCCCTACTATAAACAGAATAGAAAGAAAGATCGAGAAGCTTCTGACTTAGATTGGAATGCTATCTTTGAAGTGCTGAATAAGATTCGGGATGAGATCAAAACTTATTTTCCATACAAGGTTGTTGAAGTATATGGTGCTGAAGCAGATGATGTTATCAGCACTCTCACAACTTACCAAGCTTATCGCAACATCAAGTTGGAGAAAGAAGGTAAGCAGGGCGATCAGGTTTTAATTCTTTCTGGAGATAAAGATTTTATTCAACTACAGAAGTATCCTTTTGTAAAACAATACAATCCTATTCTTAAGAAAGAAGTTAAACATGACAACCCCAGAGAATACCTTCAGGAACATATCATTAAAGGAGATAAGTCAGATGGCATACCTAATTTCTTATCTGACGACGATACGTTTGTGGTAAGCAAAAGACAGAAACCTATAAGTAAGAAAAACTTAGAACGATGGGTAAAACAAAACCCATTGGATTTCTGTACAACCACTGAAGCAAAAGTAAACTACATGAGAAACAAGAAGCTGATTGATATGGAATCAGTTCCCGAAACTCTTGCTACTGAAATTGTTGGTTACTACAAAGCACTAAATAATTCTGAAAAGAAAGTTCCACTGGAATACTTTCAACAACATCAACTCACTAAGTTGATGGAAGAATTTGTATTTTGCAATACACAACCACATTTTGAGGTGAAATAACATGGCAGCTTATAAAACATATCGACCTTTAATTTCAGAAATTCTTCGCAAAACAAACAACGCAAAGACAAAGGAAGAAAAGAAAAAGATTCTTCTGGATAACAATAGTCAGACACTGCGTAGTTTGTTTATCTGGAACTATGATGAGAGTGTAGTGTCGATGCTACCCGAAGGAGAAGTTCCTTTCACTCCTAACCCAGCACCAGAAGGAACAGATAATATTAAACTTGAGCATGAAGGTAAGAAACTATTTTATTTTGTGAAGGGTGGTGCCGACTATATCTCTCAGTCGAAGCGTGAGCAGATGTTTCTTGCTATGCTTGAGAGTATGCATCCAGATGAAGCAGAAGTTCTGTGTCTGGTGAAGGATAAGAAACTACAAAGTAAGTACACTCGCATCTCTCGTGCTCTTATCGAGGAAACCTTTCCTCAAATTCAATGGGGAAAACGCTCTTGAATATCAGAATTTTGCATCAAAATTGTGATCCAACATTAGCTGAAGATAGGTCATTACCTTACAATTCTTATCTTGTAAAGTATCAACCAAATGAAGATGAATTTTGTTACGATCTGATCATTGCAAATAAACAAGTAGAAATCTTTGATTACTATTGGGATAAATATCGTGAGGGAATCAAAGGTTGGAAACAATCTGAGGGTAGAGTCAACCCAAAACTATGGGGAGCACAAGCAAAAGAAAGCAAAAAAGGTAAATCACAATGATTATTACAACTGCTGCAAGAACACAAGCACTGACATATCTTCTTGCTAAAGATACTACAATTAAGACACTTACTCTGCGTTTGTTTTCTAATAACTTTAGCGTAGTTGAGACAACTACAGCTGCTGAATTAACCGAAGTGTCTTCTACTAATGGTTATTCTCCTATTTCACTTACTGGATCTTCGTGGTCAGCAAGTGTTACTGGATCCAGTTTATCTTATCCGACACAAACTTGGACATTTACTGGTCCTAAAGGAAACATTTATGGTTACTATGTAACAAATTCTGCTGGTATACTTATGATGGCAGAAAAATTTCCTTCTGGACCATATAATGTGCAGAACAACGGTGATGTAATTAATGTAAACTTGACATTACAAATGGCATAATTTATGGACGAACATTTTGAACCAGAAGCATCTGCGGTGACTGTAGATGTTACTAATACGACTGAAGAAGTTATTGAAAATCCTGAACCACCAATTGAATATGTAGAACGAAATATGTTCTATGCTAATGATGCGTTTAATCCACCACCCCCGTCAGCATCTGAGGCGGACAAAAAAAAATATCAACAAATCAAAAAATCAGTTAAGAAACTGAGAAGGTTAGAAAAGAATCCTATCTTTATGGTACAGATGATGGATCTCAAAGCACAACAAAAAATCTTGGATGAAATAAATGACGAAGGTTGAACTTATTTCCGTGACTCCCGATGCAGAAAAAACAATGGCGTATGTTGCTAGAGTGTCTAACCCTAGTAACCAAGATAACGAAAACTACGCAGGGTTATTGCGTTATTGTATTAAACATAATCATTGGTCTGTGTTTGAGCAAGCTCATATGACACTTGAGATTGAAACCTCTCGTGGTATCGCAGCACAAATTTTGCGTCACCGTTCATTTACATTTCAAGAGTTCTCGCAACGCTATGCCGATACCAATCTCTTAGCAACAGACATTCCTATTCCAGAGTTGCGTCGTCAAGATACAAAGAATCGTCAGAATTCTACAGATGATCTTGAAGAAGAAAAAGTATTTGTCATGAATAAAATGATTCAAGATTTGTTTCGTGATGCTCAAGACGTATATAATTTTCTTTTGACTCAAGGTGTTGCCAAGGAGTGTGCAAGGTTTGTATTACCTTTGGCAACACCAACACGTATCTACATGACAGGCTCGGTGCGTTCTTGGGCGCACTACATCAATCTACGCTCCGCCAACGGAACGCAGAAAGAGCACATGCTCATTGCTGAGCAGTGTCGTGAAGTATTTAAAGAACAGTTCCCAACGGTTGCAGAAGCACTGGAATGGTGATATAATGGAGGTATTGACCGAGACCGCATGAATATTTTCTACTTGAGTTACGACCCACGCACTTGTGCCGCCGAGCATTGCGATAAGCATGTAGTAAAAATGATTGTTGAGTATGCTCAACTCATGTCTACTGCTCATCGTGTGCTTGACGGCATTCCTTATACTGCAAAGACCGCCAACAATCGCAACATCAAACGCTGGCGACTTGACAAACCACGAGAAGACATTCTATACAAAGCATCACATATCAATCATCCTTCTAACATCTGGGTGCGTCAATCTTCGTCACACTATCGCTGGTTGTTTGATTTGTTTCAACATTGCTGCGTACAATATACTCAACGCTACGGTAAGTATCACAGCACTGAGAGTATGGTTAGTTATCTCTGGGTTCCGCCATTCAATATTAAACATGCTGGGTGGGTTGACCCCCCTCCTGCGATGCCAGATAAATATAAAGTGCTTGGAGATTCTATCCAGTCATACCGTAATTATTATATTGGAGATAAAGTTTCGTTTGCAAAATGGAAACCTCCTGCCACTGTTCCATTATGGTTTATTGAAGATGCCAACGTATAGATTCAAAAATAATAACACAGGTGAAGAGTTTGAGAAGTGGATGTACATGGCTGAAAGAGAACCATATCTTGCAGACAATCCAGACCTCACTCAGATGCCTACCATTCTACACGCAGTTTCTGAAGTAGGAAATTGGCAGAATAAAACAACAAGCGATTGGAAACATATTATTAATCGTGCTGCAGATACTCCTGGTTCAAACATTAATCGTCTCTAATTATGCCTGTAACAAATCGTAAATCGAAGCAAGTTATTGCTAATGGAATGAGCGTTAAACAGATGAAGCGCAAGAAGCCAATCAACAATGATATCTTCGCAAAAGATATTGAACCACTCACAGAATCTCAACGTAAAATGTTTGAGGCGTGGGAGAATGATAAACATCTGTTTGCCTATGGTGCCGCTGGTACAGGTAAAACATTCGTTGCACTTTACTTAGCACTCAAAGATGTTTTAAATGAGAACACACCATACGAAAAGGTTTACATTGTGCGCTCACTTGTAGCAACTCGTGAGATTGGTTTCTTGCCTGGCGACCATGAAGACAAGTCATCACTCTACCAGATTCCATATAAGAATATGGTAAAGTATATGTTTGAACTTCCTACTGAGGAAGAGTTTGAACTTCTCTATGGGCATCTAAAAACACAAGGAACAATCAGCTTCTGGTCTACGTCATTCCTACGTGGTACTACAATGGACAACTGCATCATTCTTGTGGATGAAATGCAGAATCTTAACTTCCATGAACTTGATTCAATCATCACTCGTGTTGGTCAAGATTGTAAGATCATGTTTTGCGGTGATGTGCAACAGACAGATTTAATTAAGACCAACGAACGCAATGGCATCCTTGACTTTCAAAAGATCATCTCTACAATGGATGAGTTTGAATCAATCGAGTTTGGTGTAGGAGATATTGTTCGTTCTGGGTTAGTCCGTAATTACATTATCAGTAAAATTAATTTGGGATTCTAAATGTTTATTCATTCTTCGTCATTCACCCCCATTGAATTGGAAGCTATCATGGTAGATGGTCGTAGGCTTTATCCTACGCCTTCTGGTGGTAAGTATCCATCGATCACAACTGTTCTTGGGGTGTGCCCGAAGAAGAAAAAGAAACTCAATGAGTGGAAGCAGCGTGTCGGTCATGACAAAGCGCAGCGAATCTCAACTCGTGCTGCAACTCGTGGCACTAACTTTCACAAGATGGTTGAAGATTTGCTCAATAACTGCTATAATGAGAGCAACTTCAGAGGGAATCCCCTCCCCCTTATGATGTTTAAAAATGCTGTTCCAACCCTAAATAGAATCACGAAGGTGTATCTACAAGAAGCAGCATTATATTCAGATCACCTGAAAGTAGCAGGGCGAGTTGATTGTCTCGGTGAGTTTGATGGTGTTCCATCTGTCATTGACTTCAAAACCTCAGCGGAAGAGAAGCGTGAAGAATGGATGGAAGATTATTACATTCAAGAAACCGTGTATGGGTGTATGTTTTATGAACTATATAAGACACGCATTAATCAACTTGTCACTATCGTTGCCTGTGAAGATGGCAACACACAAGTCGTTATTAAAAAGCCTGAGAAAGAATATCTCGATCGTTTTATAGAACTACGCTCACTCTACCAGGAGATCTATGGAGGATAATATATTTGAGGATAAATTTATGACTGTTGCAAGATTCTCAACGGAAGTTGAGACACTTGTGAACGGAGATTCTATGAGTTATATTGATGCTATCATTCATTATTGTGATGTCAATGATATAGAACTGGAAACTGTTCCCAAGTTGATTTCAAAACCATTGAAAGAAAAACTTAAACATGAAGCTCAGCAACTGAACTTCATTAAAAAAACATCTCGTGCTAAATTAATGCTGGTATGACTGACTTTTTTGATTCCGATATTGTAAGAGAAGAGGCGAAAGAAATGGAGCGTCTTCAAATGGAGGCGATGGAGATGACTCTTGCGAGTCCATTCAAGAACTCCAGAGAAGATCAACTGAATTATATTCATACAGTTCGATCACTGGTGGAAAAGCAGCAAATCTTCTACACCCGCCTGAAGCTCTCAGACGACCCCAGAGCGGTCGATATGTGCGAGCAGATAGAGCAGGGTGCCAAGATGCTCTACGGGTGGTGGGAGACCGCTGACGTGCTCTCCCTGATGCGTGAGATGCTTGCCAAGCTCGACCAGTTTGAAGCGGAGCTTGAGGCAGAGGGTTGACACCGACCTCTGCCTGTGTTATTATGACTAAGTGATGAGGTGTCACAAAGACCAAATCCAAATTAATCCGAGGTAATCCTATGTCTTTCGCTGATCTTAAGCGTAAATCTCAAAACTCCTTTGCTTCTTTGACGAAGGAACTTGAGAAAGCAAACTCTACTTCCACTAGCGATGAACGCTTCTGGAAGCCCAGTGTTGACGCCGCTGGTAACGGGTTCGCCGTTATTCGTTTTCTTCCTGCACCTGATGGAGAAGACATTCCGTTTGTTAAGCTATATTCTCATGCGTTTCAAGGTGATGGTGGTTGGTACATCGAGAACTCTCTGACTACTCTTGGTCAGAAAGATCCTGTTGGTGAAGTCAACCGTCGCCTTTGGAACAGTGGTCGTGACGCTGATAAAGAAACTGCTCGTAAACAGAAGCGTAAACTGACTTACTATGCCAACATCTATGTGGTGAGCGATAAAGCAAACCCCGAGAATGAAGGTAAAGTGTTCTTGTATAAGTTTGGTAAGAAAATCTTCGACAAGATTACTGCCGCTATGCAACCTGAGTTTGAAGATGAAACTCCCGTGAATCCTTTTGACCTGTGGGAAGGTGCCAACTTCAAGCTGAAGATCACTAACGTTGCTGGTTATTGGAACTACGACAAGTCCGAGTTTGCTGCTGCTTCTGCTCTTGCTGCTGATGATTCCAAGCTGGAATCTATCTGGCGTCAAGCACATTCTCTTCAGGCATTCGTGTCTCCTGATAACTTCAAGTCCTATGAAGAACTGGAAGACCGTCTGAATCTGGTGCTTGGTATCACTCAGACCCCCGCTGCTGCTCGTGCTGCTCAAGCAACTCATGTGATGGATGAGGAAGAGGATGAAGAGTTTGCTGCTCCTGCACCTGTATCTCGCCGTGAACCTGCCCCGCCTAAGGTTGCAGTCGCTGCTGGTGTTGATGAAGATGAAGATGATGCTCTCAGTTACTTCGCCCGCCTGGCTGAAGAGGACTGAGTAAATATAATAAAAGAATGGGGGTCTTCGACCCCTTTTTTATTTGCCTGATTTCTTTGTATTTCTATCAATATAAGATGAAGAGTTAGCATACTTCATGCCAGAATCAAATTGATCAATAAAATTTTGTACGAACTGTGGTTTTAATATATAAATTTCTCTACGTTTGTCATTTAATTGCTGTTCGTATTCGAAGTTTGTAACAGGTTTAATAACTGATGTTCCATTTACTTTTATGGTAGCACCAGTTGCGCTATCATAATAATAGAACTTACCGTCTGATGGTTTCAGTGGGCTATTGGAGAAGGTAGATTCCACTATAAGACCTGCTCGAAGAACTACTCTGCCCGCACTATCCTTCACTTGCATTGTTTCATAGTGATGAACTCTATCTGCTGGTTGAACTAATTGATTGCCAGGAGCATTTAGATATGAACTGTTCACCATGTCATAGAGTTGTGATTCGGTCTTTGGCATATCATAATAAACATTTAGAATGTTATTAGTGATTGCAATTACCCAATCATAGTCAGGTGTGTCATAAAACTTATTTGATATTGTGTCTAAGCGTTCGTTATCAAGCACTGCATACTTTGTAAACAGCGTGTTGTAATTAAAAGACGACTCTGATAACTTGTATCTCTTGAAGAAATTTTTGACAAGAACATATTCCGTTTCTGAATATGGAAACGATAACGGTTTCTTATCGTATTCTATGTTTGGTAAGCGATTGAAATATGCCATGATTATCTAATCTTATTTTCTGCTACTTCTTCTCTAAAGACAAGTTTCAATTCGGTGAAAGTTACTCTTAAATTTACACCTATTGGTCTGCCATCTTCAAATGTCATATATTGACCTTCAGTAATATAATCAACACTCACATCCGTAATTGCAGACATTTTATATTTTGGCAAATACTCATTCTCCACACCGCCGCCACGAAAAAAACTAACTTGACAAACATATGGTATCCCTATAAAATTTCTACCTTCTAAGGCGCCTAAAAATTTTTGTGTTGCTCCACTTGGAAGAACTGCAGTTTTAAATGTTTTTACTATATCGTCTATTGCTTCTGCTTCTTTTAATGAAAACGCTATCAACTTAAAATTATATCCGTGTGTTCTTAGATCAGTTCCTTGATATAATAATTCAGTATTTGGATTAACAATAAAACCACTTACTAATCCCAGAACATCATTTGTAGATAAATTTGATCCTAATCCTGGGGCATTAGTTACAGAATTTGTCAAAGTTTTTAGGACATCTTCTGCTACTCCTCCTAAAGCAGCACTGGTCGTTTTTCCCGCCTGCTCAGCAAAGTTAGATAATTTTACTTGACCTGTACCTGCAGCATTAATTGCTGCTCCTGCTGCTCCAAACGCCGCAGCTGCTAATCCAGTTAAGTTTTTTCCTCCCCAATTTCCTTTGAAATTTGTATCAACATCATTTGGCATGGTAATATAAATTTCATTTAAAACTGGGGTTCCTACTGGTATAGCGGAAGAATAGTAACTTGTTAAAGTGGTTGGGGCTCCAGAAGAATATGGTGCTTTGTAATCATAGAAAGAAAATCTCATAAAATCCCCAGATCCGTTTATATTATATGGATATCTTAATTTATTAGTTGCCATTAACTTACATCCGTGATGTCTTCTGGTTTACCATAACCTTTGATGATTCTCTTTGCTTTAATTCTATCTCCATACTTTTCGTTGGTTTCCTTCCACACTTCAGATGATTTGTGAGGAACTAATATGCCACTTCTTTCTTTTACAAAACGCTCTACAGGTAGAACAATAGCACTATCCCATTCATCAATAGCAAGATCCAATAGGAATCCATCTACGTGGTCTGTAATATATTTATGGAGACATGATCTAGGAAAATCAATACGATTGTCTTTTAATTTTTCAATCGCAATCATTCTTTTCTTTGGTTCCATGTAATGTAAATTGAAACCAAAAAAATGATCTGCGTTTGCTTTGATTACATAGACAAGAGGGAATGTATCATAGTAAGGAAGATACTTCATCTTAGCCTTGTATTCAAACAAGAATAATCTTCCTTGCCTTGCATATCTTCTTAATCTATTTTGATCTTGACTATCTTCATCATCCATTCTATCCCTTCGTTCATCACGAATAGTTTTATCTGGATTCTGTTTGTATTCCAGCGCCATTGAGCGGACGGTTTTCCTGTACCACTGCCAGGTTTGTTCTTCGCCGCCCGTTTTTTCTTTTACTCTTTCGAATAGTGTTTTATATCCTTTCTTCTGTGTCTTCGATTCTTTTTTGAATCCTTTTGCCATGCGCTATACCCCCAAGTGATCTTCGGTGAGAATAAGGAATTGCATTTGTCTATCCTCACACCAGTCACTTGCGGCTTCCCATTTTGCTTGGTTCTTTAGAAACGTTAGTACTTTATCTTTGTATATTTTAGTTTGTTTCTTTGCGGGTGGTGGAGGTATTGTTTGATTCTTTGGTTTGACTTCAATGAGATACTTTTTGATTTCATTTGTTTTTGTACGAACTTTAATATAGAAGTCCACATAGTATCTGTGTACCCTACCATCCAAAGGAGAACGATAAGGTATCACAACTTCCTCACTGCCCCACTCAATCACACTTGCATTTCTATCGCAGAATGTCATAAACTTTCTTTCCCAGAGAGAACGATAAACAATGTTCATCGGATTGCCTCTGTATTTTTTGGGATTTATGGGGCGATAAAATCCCGAGTACGCCATAAATATAAATATAAAACTATCAAAGGTATTTATAGATGGGAGTCAAAAATTACCTTTCCGCCATTGTAAATGGTAGAGGTATGGCTAGGAGTAATACCTATTCGGTGTACTTTAGCTTGACTGATTCACTACGTCAACAATTTGGCACAAGCGGAACTGGTAGAGGAAATGGTTTAGAATCTCCAGTTTTTGGCAATAAAGGTATAGGTGCGGTTGGAGAAAGAATTCTAATTATGTGCGATGAAGTTTCGTTACCAGGAATTCAATCAAATACTGGTTCGATAGTTGGCAGATATCCAGGTCAAGGACCAATTTATTATCCAACTGCTCCAATTTACAGTGACATGCAGCTTTCATTTATGTGTGATGCAGAAATGCAAGCATTTAAATTTCTTTTGGACTGGCATGATTTCATTTATGCAACTAGAGGAGGACAGGGGGAAACAGGAGGAGAAAAAATACGAAGAGTTAAATATCCAGACAAATATCAATGTAAAATGATTATTGAAAAAAGAGAAAGAAATAACACTGATGAAATTGGAGTCACCACAATGGGATTTAACTTGCAAAATGCTTGGCCATATTCAGTTGATGCAATTCCATTATCGTATGGTTCATCTCAATTAGTAAAATGTACTGCTAATTTTTATTATAGTTCTTGGGATAGAAATCCTATTAATGAAGCAGGTCTTCCTTGGCCAAATAGAACCTAAATAATTTTACGAATTTATTATTGTAAATCATGCCTTTACCAAAACCACCAGTTCCAACCTATGAATTGGAATTACCATCGACAGGAAAACAAATTAAGTACAGACCATTTCTAGTTAGTGAAGAAAAAGTTCTTCTCATGGCAATGGAATCTGAAGATGAGAAGCAGATCACGAATGCGGTCGTAGATATTGTGAAAAGTTGTATTCTCACCAGAGGAATTAAAGTATCTGATCTTGCTTCATTCGATATCGAATATATCTTTTTGAATATTCGTGGTAAATCAGTGGGCGAAGAAGTGCAGATGAAGATTACTTGTCGTGATGATGAAGAGACACAAGTAAATTATGCATTGAATCTCGAAGATGTAAAAGTCCAAAAAGATCCTAAACATAATAATAAAATCATGTTGGATGATACCTCAGGAGTTATCATGAAGTATCCTGGCATTGATCAATTCATTCAAACACAAATCATGATGAAGAGTTTGAATGCAGAGGAAGTGTTTGACATCATTGTAGATTCCGTACATCAAATTTTTGCTGGTGAAGATGTATACGAAGCAAAGAACACACCAAAGAAAGAAGTAGAAGAATGGTTGGGTGGTCTGACATCAAAACAGTTTGAAAAGATCAAAGATTTCTTTGCTACAATGCCAAAACTTTCTCATACATTTAGTGTTAAGAATCCAAATACTGGCGTTGAATCTGAATATACTATTGAGGGTCTGGTAAATTTTTTCGGATAAGCATGTTCCATGATAATCTGGTGAATCACTACCAATCTAATTTTAATTTGCTTTATCATCATAAATTTTCATTAGCTGAACTTGAGAACATGCTTCCTTGGGAAAGAATTGTTTATGTCACGATGCTTAATCAGTACATCGAAGAGCAGAACCAAAAGAACGCCAAATGATAGATCCAGCACAACCGCCAGAAGGAATACTAGATCCCCAACAACCTTATTGGCCTGCTAATAAAGTTGGTGAGATAACTTGGTTGCGTCTCAAAGGTAAGCTAACTGGTAGACGAGTAGATGGATTGAGTGAAAACTTTACATCCTATGTAAAACTTGGTGATGCTGATGCTGATAGATTGATTGAAAACATTAAGAAGTATGGGAAGTATCCACAGGTAAATCAGAATGATAAGTATGGTGGGGCATATAATAATGAAGCATACCAGAAGTGGTTGGTAGAAGAGTTTCTTGAGAAACCATTTAGAGAAGAAACAAATAAGAAAATTGAAGAAGCAGAAATAGAAAGAAGATTACAGGAGATAAAACAAAAGAAAAAAGAGATTGCTGATACTCTAAACAATAAACCACAACCCGAAGTACAACCACAGGATAAGTTAATACCTGCG